ATGCTGTTAAAAAATAGTATGCCATTATCTTACTCTACCTTTAATGTCTTTATCTGGATATTTTACTTCAAAAACTGAAGGGTCTAATGATGGATAAACAATTTTATCTTTGGTTGCCGCATCAATATTATACGAATGTGGAGTATAATCATCGCCACATTTATTGGTTATTTTCATCATAGGAACTGATTGTACACCCTCTACGTTAGCGAGTAACAATTCAATCTCACTTAAATTAATAGTTTGATTAAACGTCCAATTATCTATTATAAAATAATCTTTTAATTCATTAATGCAATTAATTAGAACTTCGCTTTTATTATAGGATTCATAACAAATAATTTCAAAATCTATACCAATATTTATAACAAACCCATCTAAAATATTAACACCATCCGTAAGAATTTTATATTCATTCAAATAAGTTTTAATATTTTCTTTTAAAGCGGTATTGGTATTTACACCGGTTAAGTTTCCATTTACATCATATGTCAACAAATATAAGTTTATAGCAAATGGATTGTTTTTTTCATTTTCATTTGATGTTTTACCAATTAAAAATTTTGTAATATCTTCTTTAACACTAGCAACATCTGGTTCTTCATTATCAGGTTTGTTTACAAAACTCATAACCAAATCGGTAAACTCTTGTAAGTTATTTGGAGATGCCAATATTGATGATGGTGAATTGTTATCCAAGTTACCATCCGCAGTTGCGTATGATTTTGCAATAGAACCATATTTTGCCGGCATAGATAATACTCTTACTTGATAGTCTTTTGCGGTTACCGCTCTATTTTGTGCACTAAAATTTGCTAAAGCGTTTTGTCTAATTTCTTCAATAGTTTCACCGTTTTTCCCACCAGAAGCAGGTATATCATTATCTATTGCTACTGAATTTTTCATTCTAATATACAGTGAAAGTTCTGAATTAGATAATGATGTAATATCTTCATCAAACTCAATTCTACTAATTGTATTTATAGAATTTACAGATGCATTAGAACTAACTCCACCACCAACTAAATATTTTACAGTTATTGTTGTATTAGCCGGAGATGTACCATATGTTTTTGTTTTTAAGAAATTTGTTGGGTCAAAAGATTCTTCTAACCTACTAATTGAATTTGGTAATCCTAATCCAACATTTTTAAGATTTGGTATTAATAGTTCATCCGATGCCGAAGGGTCTCCTGCGCCAAATTGTATTAATGTTGTGCCATTTTGATTTATTGTAGTTGTAAATCGTCTTGGTGTTTTTAATGTTTTTAAAATTGATGGAACTGATGATTTGAATTGATATAAATCAGAATCTTTACTTTCTACGTTAGGTTGTTCAATAAAAACCATTTCCTGTCCCAAATATGGTACTTCATACCATTTATTATTATTGGAATCTCTACAATCAATAATTGATATCACATTTGTTTCCGGTAATAATATTCTTTGATATGGACTATATGAACCAAATTCTACAGTCTTTTCAACTTCATTTGCAGATATAGCATCCGCATATTTTTTTATAAGATATAAAGTTGGCAATCCTGTTATAGAATCTCTCTGATAAACAGAAATTTCTCTGTCAGTTTCTACTGAAAAATCTACATTATCGGTTGTTATAAAATTTATACCGTTTGTTGAAACTGCTTGTAATCCGGATTTTATTCTCAAATAATATTTACTATCGGGTTCATTAATTGAACCTACTATTTTAGCCGGTACAAGTTGATAAATTGATAATTTTGTTGTTGATGGTGATGTTACTTTTGGTTTATATCCTAAAAATCTTGCTAAAGGAATTACACTTTGTATATCATCTGCATATACCATTAAAGATTGTTTAAACGTATCATCTATATAATAAGATAGTACATCTCCAACATACGATGCCATTTCTATAAACATAGTTCCAGGTGAACCATCACTAAAATCGTTATAGCTTTTAGGAAAATATGTTTTAGCATACTCTATAAGATTACCCTTAAAAGACTCGTAATCTTTATTTAAGTATTTTACATCTTTTCCTCTATTTTTAAAATTTTTATTTACAACATTTATCGCCATAGGTTAGCTTATTATTTTAAAATTAACATCAAATAACTGATTTAAATAGTCTGCCTGAAACGTTACACCAATTTCCATTTCTCCTTTTTCCAACATATCAGGAGAAGATGTTACTTCAATTTGAACTATGCTGACCTGTGGTATCCAAAAATTAACGGTTCTTTCAATTGAATCAAAAATTTTTTGATTTAATTCGTTACTTTGTTGTTCAAAAATAAATTCATGCAAATTTGTTCCGAACAATGGATTATTGATTCTTTCACCTCTTTGTGTAGATAGTAAATTTTTCAGATTAGATTTAAGTTGGGTTATATTATCATACGCCAAATCAAATGTATTATTTGTCATAGCATATGGATATTTTAGACCATATGCATAATCTTGAATACTTTTATTATTTCCCGTTACAATATATTGTCCAACTACTACTGCCATTATTTTTTCTTAAATCGTTTTACAAGTTCGGAATAATCTCTATTCAAAGCTTTATCCAATTCAGCAACACCGGTTTGAACACCCAATCCAGTTGGTTGAGGTCCTCTAGCTAAATCACCATATCCCATTTTATCAGCTATTGCAGTTCTACCCACAATTGAACCCATATCCGCTTGTCCAAAATTCATTGTTCTGAATCCGCCATCACCGGTAGCCGGTGCTATTGCAGTTTCATTTAAAATTTGGTTAATCATTGGGTTTTTACTAAATTGTTTTTGCTCTACTACTTTGGTTTGAATAGATTCTACTATCGTTTCATCTTCCATCATAGCTTTGGCCATTGATAATCCAGTATTTTTTGGTTTAGTAGGTTGTTTTCCTTCTGATATTAGTTTTTTCATTTCGGCTCTTACAGTTTCCTTAATTAATGTTGGTAATTGTTCTTTTAATTCCTCTTTTATTAAGATTTGTATGGCCTGTAATAGTTTATCAGTATTCATAATATTGATTTGTTATGTTTATAAATATTTAGATTGATTATTTTTGAGTTTATCTTAAAATGAGAAAACAGAACTACCTATGACAATTCCTTTTTTTCTCAAATTTAATAAATAATCGTAACTTCTTCCTCTTATTCTAACTGGTTTTCCGTTTTGGTAAATAATATTACCACCCCTATCACAATTAACATATAAACAATCATTATTAGAAGTAAAGTTTATAATTTTTTTGTCTACATTTGGTAAAATATTTTTTATAGCTCCATATATTGATATTTCAATATTTCTAGTAGGACCGTTTAAATAGTTTGAACTGGCTCTAAATCCATTTATAGAACTACCAGTTACGGCTTCAAACTGAAACTTTTGGGAAAGGATATCCGTAACCGTATCAAATTTAAAGTTACTATTACCTGCTCCCACCGGTGTAAATTTATTTCTAACCCTATTTAATATAGCAGCCGCTACATATGCTTCTTCGGTTTGATTTCTCCCTGCTTCTGCAAAAGTTGCTGCAATTAAATTACTCCATTCTTCATCTGTCATATTCCTACCTAAATAATTTTCTGCAATCTTTCTCGCATCGTTACTACTTGCTATATATGATGTATTTGGAGTATTACCACTATTAAGTGTTTTTCTTCCATTATAGATTGGTGCCGCTTCTACTTCAGCCGGATATGCAACTGCATATAATTCCTGAATATCTTCTTTATAATATTCAATTTCAACAAGCGTTAAATCGCCAGTAGTTTTAAAATTAGTAGATGCGGGTGGTGCGTCTTGTATTATTCCTGATGGTTGTTCTGGCTCACATACATACCCTCGCCAAGAAGCAACACTTGGTAAAGTAAGACCATTTGAAAATGTAGTGGTGCAAATGGCTTGTCCTTCTACCGTTAGTAGATGCTGTTTAGCCAATGATATAAAATCATTTACTAAAAGTTCACATCTATTGGTTGGTATAATTTTAGACATTTTTAATATTTTGATATATGTTCATATAATCTTTTGGCCTGTGCAAACGAAGGGTGGAATCCATCTCCAATAACACCTAAAGAAATTTTTGGAACAATTATTGCATTTTTTATAATATTTATTGATTTTTGAAAAACTCTATACTCTGCTAATAATTTTTCCATTTCAGCTCTTGTTTTTACCAATCTAGTTGGTTTTGTTGAATTATCTCCCATATCAATATCAGAATCATATCCCGTTACCACTACTGCTTCTGCTCCGGTTGCTCTAACCGTATCAACCATACTTTGTAATGCATTTAAAATTTGCGGAGTTTTTCTACCAGAATAACAATCGTTTACT